TTGAATCCTGGGCGAAGAAAAAAGCAGAAAAAGAAATCATGGAGGGTAAATGATGAAAACAACGATGCACCGGAGTCGTTCTCCGGACAAACCAACATAGCGGAAGGAGTGAGCGTATGGCTGTTCGTTTAGGACGCCAGACACCAACTCAATCCGTGGTAATTCCGTACTCGGAAACAAAAGGGCCAGACGCAGTAAAACTGTACCAGGAAACCGGACGAACCGCGCTGGAGTGGCAGGGAATTCAGATCAATAACATCCTTGCTGTGAATGATGACGGGCTGTGGACGCATACAAAGTATGGATATGCGGTTTCAAGACGAAACGGAAAGTCTGAAATCGTTGCTATGCGTGTCATGTATGGAATCATTGAACTCAAAGAAAATGTGCTCTATACAACCCATAGAACGACAACATCGCATTCAGAATGGGAACGGACATGCAGGCTCCTGTCAAACGCCGGATATGAAGAACTTGGACGGAAAAAGAAATTCGACAAACCGCCAAAGAAAAGCTACCGGACTTCAAAACAGTTCGGACTTGAGACAATAACCATAACGGACGGTGGTTCGGTTTCATTCCGCACAAGGACGGACAGCGGAGGACTTGGAGAAGGGTATGACCTGTTAATCATTGATGAAGCGCAGGAATATACCGGAGCACAGGAAACTGCCCTGAAATATGTCGTATCCGACAGTATGAATCCGCAAACGATATTCTGAGGAACACCTCCGACAGCCGTCAGCTCCGGAACCGTGTTCATGAAGATGCGGGATGAAGCCCTCGAAGGGAATACTGAAAATACCGGATGGGCGGAATGGTCGGTTGAAAAGCAGACAGATCCGCATGACCGGGAATCCTGGTATGAAACAAATCCATCGCTTGGGGTTATCCTGACTGAAAGGAAGATTGCTGATGAAATCGGTCCTGATGAACTTGATTTCAACATCCAGCGTCTTGGATTCTGGATTAGATACAACATTAAGTCAGCAGTCAGCCGATCTGAATGGGAAGAATTGAAATCTGACACGCTTCCGGTATTCTCAGGACACCTCTACATCGGGATCAAGTATGGGAAGGACGGAACAAATATTGCAATGTCCGTTGCGGTACATACGGATGCTGGTAAGATATTCGTAGAGGGAATTGACTGCAGGCCTGTGAGAGCTGGAGTCGGATGGATAATTGAATTCCTGAAGACAGCAGACGTCGATCAGGTTGTCATTGACGGTGCAAATGGTCAGCAGATCCTGGCTGATGCAATGAGAGAAGAAAAGCTGATAAAGCCGATACTCCCAACAGTCAAGGAAGTCATCATAGCAAATGCGGTATTTGAACAGATGCTTTCTGCAAAAACAATCTGTCATATGAACCAGCCGTCACTCACACAATCGGTCAGCAACTGCGAGAAGCGTCCGATAGGCTCGAACGGAGGATTCGGATATAAGTCAATCAAGGATACATCCGATATAGCACTGATGGAAAGCATGATATTTGCGCTGTGGCAATGCGCTGAAAAGAAAGTACGGAAAAAACAGAAGATATCTTGTTGATAGACAGACCGAAAGGCCTGTTTTTTTATTACCGATACCACCGGGTTAAGTTGGGAAGAAAGGATTTTATGGCAGATTTTACACCTATCACCACACAGGAAGAATTCAATGCTGCGATTGGTGAACGAATCAAACGTGAGAAAGAGACAATCTCACAGAAATACAGTGATTACGAGGATCTAAAGAATAAGACAACTGAATATGAGAAACAGATTGGAGGACTCAACAAAGCGATTGAGGATTCCGGAAAGAAATATGCAGATTACGATACAAAACTCGCGGATCTGCAATCAAAGGTGAGCGAATACGAGTCCAGCTCGGTAAAAACTAGGATTGCTCACGAAGTCGGAATCCCTTACGAGCTTGCAGGAAGGCTGTCGGGTAAGACGGAGGATGAAATCCGCAAGGATGCGGAATCTCTGTCGAAACTTATCGGCACACAGCACGCCGCTCCGCTCAAGTCGACAGAAACTGCTGTTGAAGATCCAAAGAAGTCAGCACTTAAAAATCTAGCAAAGAATTTAACAGGAGGAAATTAAACAATGGGTGACATTTTAACAAAAGGAAGTTTATTCCCGGAAGAACTGGTTCCGCAGCTTGTTCAGAAGACAACCGGTGCATCTGCGCTGGCAAATCTCTGCGCTTCTACACCAATCCCGTTCAACGGACAGAAGGAATTCACATTCCAGCTCGACAAGGAAGTGGACGTTGTCGCTGAAAATGGCGCGAAATCAAAAGGTGGAGCAACTATCCTTCCGCGCACGATCCTGCCGATCAAAATTGAATATGGCGCAAGAATCTCTGACGAATTCATGTATGCTGCTGAAGACCTGCAGCTTGACTATCTGACCGCATTCAGCGATGGATTCGCGAAGAAAGCAGCAAAGGGCCTTGACCTGATGGCATTCCATGGAATCAATCCGCGTACTGCGGTAGCGTCCGCCGTCATCGGTGACAACCATTTCGACAAAGCAATCACACAGGCAATCACGGAGGCATCCGCAACAGCAGATGCAGAAGTAGAAGCCGCAATCGCTCTTGTTCAGGGAAGCGATCATGATGTAACCGGAATTGCAATGGCACCGGCATTCAGATCCGCACTGGCAGCGCTTGTCACTACCGGCGGAGCAAAGATGTATCCGGAACTGGCATGGGGAAATAAGCCGAGCGCACTGAATGGTCTGACGGCGCAGTCTACATCGAACTTAAGCGCAAATTCCAGCAAAGACCGCGCACTGGTGGGCGATTTCGCCAATTATTTCAAATGGGGATACGCAAAGCAGATCCCGGTTGAAGTCATCCAGTATGGCAATCCGGATAACGACGCTGATCTCGGAGACCTGAAGGGACACAATCAGATTTATCTCCGCGCTGAAATGTATCTTGGATGGGGAATCCTGGATGCTACGGCATTCGCATTTATTAAGGCCGGTGCCTGATGAAGTTACGGAACACAGTGACAGGAGCTGAAATTGAGACGTCCTGCAAAGTGTCCGGCGGGAATTGGGTTGAGGTCGCTCTGGCGGCCTCTTCTCATGTCAAAGAAGAAGCACCTGAAAAGAAAGGTAAACCGGTGAAGAAATGAGCGCAGAAAACTATGCAACCGTGGATGACGTAAAGGCTCTGTGGAGAACGCTTACAACGGAAGAAGAGTCGAGGGTATCAACCTTAATCCCGATTATATCGGCATGCCTGAGAGAAGAAGCTATGAAGATCGGGAAGAATCTCGACACGATGATTTCTCTTGATGATAATTTATCATCCATAGCTAAATCCGTAACGGTTGACGTAGTGGCAAGAATACTCAGAGAAAATACCCAAACGGAGCCGATGTCGCAAGAAAGCCGTAGCGCACTTGGATATTCGTGGAGCGGAACTTATGCAATTCCGGGCGGAGGAATAACAAATGCAATTATGAAAAACGACTTGAACCGTCTTGGATTGCGTAGACAGCGATATGGTGTATTGGAGGTGTACGATGTCGGGTCCGATTAACGGAATCACCGTCACGCTAATTACATTTACACAGACCGGAACAGATGATTTCAATAGGCCGATTACGTCTGAAGTCAAAACGAATGTCGACAACGTGCTTGTATCTCCGGCATCTTTCGATGATGTGACGAATACGCTGAACCTCACTGGGAAAAAAGCGGTCTATAATCTCGCAATTCCAAAAGGGGACGCACATGACTGGGAGAATGCGCTTGTTGAGTTTTTCGATAAAAGATGGCGCGTTGTCGGAATTCCGGTAAAAGGAATTGAAGCAATGATACCGCTTGACTGGAACGAAAAGGTGACGGTGGAAATGTATGAGCAAAGTTCAAATCAAACTTAATAGCGCCGGAATAATAAACCTTTTGAAATCAGATGAGGTTTATGCCGTCTGCCACGACAAGGGAGGAGGAATCCTAATTGCGGTCGGAACTGGGTACGCGATGCATGACGTGCATTATTTTGAGCGTAAAGGTGTATCTGTGTGCGTAGTAACACGCGCAGCCATGCAGG